TGTAGAAGAAGAAACATAATGAACAACATTTGTATTAAATTTTGTTGTACCTAATATTTTTTTATATCCACCAGCAATATCAGGTTCAAAGTTTTTTAATTCTAAAGCTTCACCCGGAGCCATAGAAAATACATCTCTATTAAGAACTAATCCACCTGAACAACTTACTATTGCAGGGGCTATACTAGAAGTATCAGGCATTAATTAACTAAACCTCCTGAGGATACAGTTCTAAGATTAACTCTTAAATCTCTGATATAATCAGGCTTGTTTAGCATTTCTATTCTAATTCTTTTTACACCATCTTCATATTCTGCATTTGCTATATTTGCCATAGGTACATCAGAACGTAATTTATATAAATAATATTTTGCTCTATTAACTATAACATGATGATACCTAGCAGGAAGTAGAGGTTCATCTGTATAAGCACTTAAATCTGTATGTGTTTTAAAATATTCATAAACAATAGTATAAGTATCTTTATCAGGAATAGGAGTTAAACCAAAGCTAGTATGATTTTGTGTTCTATAAACTCTCTCAGGCTTTGAATAATTAGCATTAATTGCAAAATCACTATCTGTATTACTTCTTAAAAAATCATCATAGGAAATGTATCTTAATTTAAATGGTTGAAAATCTTCTGCTAATTTTACAAAATCAACATAATAATCTGCACTAGCACTGTTAGATAGACTAATATAAATAGTAGAAACTGTAGGTGTAAATAGTACAGTTAATATTTTACCATCTCCCACATTTGTTGGAGTAACAACATTATTACTAATACTGTCATCCCCTGATGAAGTTCCTATTTTAACTGTAACTGCTCCGCCTAAAACTCTTGCAACTAATTGATATTGTCTATTAGTAGTAACAGTAACTGCTTGAGTAACTTCAGAAGCATTTAGTTTAATTCTTCCATTACCTAAAGATGAATATTCAGGTGAACCTGATACTGTAGTCCAATTGGATATATCACTTGTAAATTCAGGATTAGATATAACTTGTTTAGGTTTTAGATAAAAAGATTCAAAATCTACTTTACGCATATCAGCAGGTAAAGTGTATTCTTGTTGTCCTGCATTTGTATCTTGAGTAGTAGAGGTATGTAACCATGCCCACTCTAATTCTGCATTGTATAAATCACTAATAGCTTTATTAACAAATCCTTTAACTGAAGTCTGTACTCCTCTACTAGCAGTAAAGTTTGTGCTAGTAAGTTCTACTTCATTCAGTTCTCTTAAAACATTGTTACATAAAGTTAAATAATCCATTTACACCCATTTCCTTTTTTGTTTGCTTTTCTCTCTACGTTCTTTCTCTTTTGTAGATACCTTAATTAATCCTTTACTTTCTAAATAATCTCTTTCTTGATAACCTTTTTCTACCATCATGCCTAAATGATTTCTAATTCTATTTTGTTGTGTATCTAAAATACGAAGCATATTAGTAGGGGCAGGTACTCTAATTACATTTATATTGACAGGTTTATCTCTATCTTCATAAGGTAAATTTTCTTCCCACACTTTACCTGTCTTTGTATTCTCGTAAATATATATTGGCATTGTTTTTAAGTTAAAGGGGGAATAAATCCCCCTTTATTTTTTATCTATTATGCAAATGTAGATGTCTGTGAATCAGTGTCAGCTAGTGTGCCACCATCATCTAAAGACATTACACAACACCATACTCTAACTTTAGCATCAATTGCACCAGTACCAATTGTTAGTCTGATTGCATCTGCTGCAGAGTAAGCGTAATTAGCATCAAGAGTAGTCATTTGACCTGTTGCAGCTACGGTTGCAGCAGCAGCATATTGGTCAGCATCTACACTATCACCAACTGCAATAGTACCTGAGTTACCAGCACCATCGGCAGTTAATACGTCTACACCAGCAGCTAACACTAATGAGTTAGCAGGAATAGGTAATACATCAAATGTATCGCCTGTTGCATTTGTAGTAGAAGAGAAATCTACTACATCTGATATTACTCTTGGAATACTAGAACCCCTTTTAGAAGGGATGTTAGTAGAAGTAATATTACTATTATAGTTTGTAGGCATAATATAATTCCTCCTCTATTAGTCGATTAAAATATGCTCAGCGATTAGAGCATTTGTTCTTAATACTTTTCTTCCGAAAACGTGTAAACCACGTACAACGTCAGCAAAAGAATCAGGGTCTCTTACAACTTCAATCTTAGCAATATGGTTTGCTGTTGATGCTGCAGACATATGTCCTGACATTACCTTCTCATAGTTAGATGTTGAAGAAGCAGGTAAGTTATTGCTCATGTAAAGCATAAAACCACCAATGTTTCCTTCATACACTTTACCATTTCTTAAAACGCCATTAGCGTCTCCTGAGAAACGAGTGTCAAGTAACTTAGAGTTAGTTTGCTGTAATTGCTCGTAGAAAGCAGGTGAAGCAACAAACCATCTGTTTTCAAATGGAATATCTGCTGCGTTTAGTCTCTTAGAGTGATTTGCCATTAAGTTTAATGGGTCAATCTCAGAAGTACCAAAACCTACATCTTGTCCTGAACCGTCTGAACCAATAGTTGTTCCAGCGTTTGAGAACATATTTGATAATACGTTTTGGTCATATGAGTTTTTAAGAGCATATGCACCTGATGAAGTAGCAACACTTTCAAAGTTAATATGAGAGTGTCTCTCTTCGATGTCATCTACTTTAAATGCAAAAGCATTAGCTTGGTCAACAACCAAAGTGATTTGGTCGTCAGTTAAGTCTTGTGGGTTTACCACTGAACCTCTAGCATAAGCTTGTACGCTTACTACAGGTTCTTTGATAATTTTCACAGTATCGCCAAAATTTTCAATTTCTCCAGCATAATCTGTATTTGTGATATCCTCAACAACAGACGCTCTTCTGAAGAATTTTTGAACTTTCTGACTATATATCTGTGGGATAAAATTATCATTCGGCAAGTTTCCGTAACCGGAACTTCTTGATACTGCCATGTTAATTACCTCCTAAGGTATTGTTATATAGTTGTTAGTTAAGCTGTGATTCTTCCTTCTCTTTTAGCAAGGTCAATTTCACTTTCTAACTTATCAAACTCATGAGGTTTAAGTTTAGAAATTTCTTTAAGGCTCCATACTTTTTTGTCTTTCACCTTATTGTCATCTCCAACTCTTGTTTTGGTAATAGCTTTCGCTGCTTCCATTTTAGCTTCTTCACTAGATACTTTTGCTTTTTTAGATAAACCTCTGTCCATCTTATATAAATCAATTGCTCTAGCAGCAAGTTTGGCATTATCAAAGTTATTGTATAACCAATCTTTAATCATGCTATCTTGCTCTTCTGCCCATTGATGAAAATCATCATCTGCTTTGATTTCATTAAAGTCAGGATGTAATCTTAATAATTCCACTTCTGCTTTTTCTCTAGCTAAATTTAGTTGAGCATTTTTAATCTCTTCTAATTTAGATTCAATAGCTTTTGATTTTTCATCTGCTTCCTCATATGCTAATGTTTTCATAACATCATACATTTCAGGATTATCTTTTCTCCAATCATCTAATTCTTCTTTAGACATTTGGGGAAGGTAGGCTTTCTTAGTAGCTTCCTCGACTTGTTTTTTAAGTCTTAAAAGTTCGTCTTTATGCTTTGAGATAGTTGAATCGTGGTGGCGTTTAAGGTCGTCATAACGTTTCTTAAACACTCTATCTTCAGCACCTGCAGGGCGTTGTTCTTCAGGAGTAGCCTTAGATGTTTCTTCGGTGTCCTTGTCAACGGTAGCTGCACTCTGTTCATTATTGGGTTCATCATCTTTCCAAACATCCTCACGGTCTTTATTTTTGTAAGGTTTTGGACTTCCTAATGATTCAGACTTAGTCTCAACTTTTGTTGATTCTTTGCCTTCCTCAATAACTTCAGTTTGCTTTTCTTCTTCGTTCATGAATAACTCCTTTAAAGTTACGAGGGCTGCGAACGGTAACAGGTAGCTCTTATTTTGTAGTTAAAAAAATAAGGGGGCTAGGTTATCCTAGGTAGCCCTTTTTAACACTAGAGAAATTCTAGTGCTTTCCTACGTTAGTAGAAACTTGTTATTTTCCTTTTGTAGCTAGTGAGCCATATTTCTCTTTGGCTGCACTTAATTTTTGTGATGTAGAATTATTAACTAAACTACTTCTAGTTCCGCTACTACTTGAAGATGAAGATGAATTATTACCTCCACCACTTGACGATGATTTTGTAGTATCTGTTTTTGTAGATGTACTTGTTTTTGTTGGTGTTGTTCCTTGATAAACTCCACCATAACTAGAAGGATACTGTGTCCCATCTGCTTTAGGTTCTGCTATATCACCAGCACCTGAATAAGCGGATGCTTGATTTAATAACGCAGTTTTAACTTGTGGGTTTTTTGATTTTTTAGCCTGTTCTACTAGAGCATCAAAAGTATCTTTCATTTCTGAAGTCTGTTGTCTCTGTTCTTCTTTTGTAGTAGAAGGGGCAGTTGTAGTCTCTTCTTCTGCAGTTGGCATATCTTCCATACTTCCTTTAGCTTCATTTAAACTATTTAATGTTTGTGTATAACTTTGTTTAAATGAATCGCTATAAAAATTATTACCGAATAAACCTTTTTTATCTAAGTCTAAGTAGTTACCTGTTTGGAAAGCAAGTAAAGCTGCTGCTGCACCTCTATCACCTGAAGATATAGCATTGTTAATATTATTTTTCATATTGTCATCAGAAGATAATATAGCTAAATCCGCAATGAACTCATCTACTTCTAGTCTATCCAATTTACCTAGTTCACCTAATAGATAATCATTTCTTTGAATGTAGTTACCATTAACATCTCTATATCCACCACTTAATGTGTTAGCTAAAGAAGCTACATTATCTTTATAGCTATCCATTTTTTCTCTATTGATATTAAAAGTAAACATTCCTTTAGAATCTTGTATTTCTGAACCTTCTAATATACCTGCATATCGTAATTTATTTAATGTACCTTGTATGATATCTTTTTCTGCAAATTTAAATGCAGCACCTAAACCTAGAGGTAAACCATACCCCCCTTTTTCATCTATAGCATCAAAATTAATAGTTAAGGTATCTCCGTCTTCTTTTAATGCTCCCATGCTAGTATAATAACTATTTTGTGGTGTGCCGGGAGTAAAAATATTAGACATTGTTTTAGCCATTTGCATTGGGTCTTGACCCGGACCAAAACGCTCCATCATTTCACGTTGTTGTTTTTGTGCTAAACTTTCACCATCTCTTTGTTGTACAAGAGGTGTAGCAGGTTGTGTTACCTCTGTAGTAGGTTGTTCAACAGCAGGTGTTGTCGGTACTGTTACATCAGTAGGTAATTTAACTTGTTTTGGAACTGGAGGAATAAACATTTTATAACCTTTAACAGGCTCATACTGTTCTTTCCAGTCTTGTGTTTGTTCATCAAAATTAAGTTTAATTCTACCTTGATTGTAGACACCATAATCTTGTTTCTTTACTTCTGCTGATAAAGCTTCTGCTGTTTGTGTTTCTGCCATTTTATTTACTGTTCACCTGTTCCTTCAGGGCTAATATTTGGCGAAGAGAATTGAGTTTCCCCTGCAGTCGGAACACTTCCAACTCCAATGTTGCCACCTCCAACGCCCGTTGCGTCAAGTGGATTTGCTCCTGCAGGTATTCCTCCAGCACCGCCCATGCCGGGGATTCCACCAACATTCCCAGTTGCTTGATTTGCATTTTGACCTCCCATCATTTTCATATATAATGCAGCTTTCTCGGGGTCATTAATAACTTGTTCAGGGTCAATATCCATTGACTTAGCAATTTCTTTAAGTATCGTATGAAACTTAACAAAAGGTGCTAATGTAGGATTTGATGCCACTTGCATAAACGTCATTAATCTTTGAGACCTAACTTCTTTTTGCATTAAAGAAGATGTACCTCTTGCTTTAATAACTAAATCCCCTCTAATCTTATTTGTATCTTTATTGAATTGCATATTCCATGCAAACAATGATTCACCTAATGGTCGTAATAAATAATCATCAATATTTTTTATAACTGTTTTAATATTTAAAGCTGCTGCTCCCAATAACATTGACATACCTGCAGCAGTTCTTGTGGTAGACTGTATTCCTGTTTGACCATGAGAATAGGAAGGGATACCTGTTGATTCATCTGCTAGTTGTCTAAACTTATCAAACATCATTAAATTTTCATTTGCAGTATTAGGAAATTTAATACCATGAATAGCTTGACCTGTTTGACCACTTTGTCTTCTAAATATTTTACCCGGATAGACAGCCATATCTTGACCCGGTACTAACATTGTTTCATCAACATCAAAAACTAAGTTACCAGCTAGTGCTAAGTTATCAATAGCCATTCTAGCATGACCATTCATAATCTGCTGTGAATCATCCATATTTTCAGGAACACCTACACCAAAGAATTGATAAGGATTAATCTCATAAGGTGCTACCATGTAAGGTAATCTAGAAGGTGTAAATGGATTTAATACTAATCTTAAAATATGACCATTACAGACCCAAGCATTAATGTCTACTTCATTTAAAACATCAACATCATCATCTTCTACAGCTAAACCTGCTTCTACAGCAAGGTCTTTATCCATTTTACCCCAATACTCAAATACTTCATATCTATCTTGCTCATAGTCAGCTTGATTCTCTCTATCAAATAAAGCTGTTTCATAACTACGTGCTTGATAATTAGGACCCATTTGAATACAATTTCTAATTGCACTCTCTCTAAAGAAAGGTCTATTTAACAAATCACGCATATCCGAAGCTGTAAGTTTATGTCTTTGAATAACATAATTACAATCTTCAATAGACGTAGCATTTGGGTCTTGATAAAAATCCCAACAACTAACTGCTTCTACTTTAGGAGTTAATTTAGTTTTTGGATTATAAAATAATTCTTGAGTATCTTCGTCTCTGTCCCAACTATGTAATTTCTTTTCATAGTTAAAAGGACCTTTCATAATTCCTGTACCCAATAATACCATTTCAAAAATGATATGTCTTAAAGCAGTCGTAGCTAAAGATTCATCTAATTGGTCATGAATTACTTTCTCCATATTTTCTGCTGCTTCTCTAGCAGGTTCAATTTGGAGCATAGATTTTAAATCAGGTGCAGGACCTTCTTCAAAAGGTAACGAACCATATTCATCTTTTAAGCCACCTAATATTTCATTAATAGTTGTACCGGGTTTAATTTCTTTACCATCTCCCGGATAACCATAAGGGCTTTCAGGCTGTTGCTGCTGTTGTCCTTCAGGTTTTAAGTGTGCATACTTAGAAGCACCCTCAGGTATAGTAGTTGGTTCTATACCAATAGGAAACTTACCTTGAGAAAATAATACTTCAATTATTTGACCATAAGCAGCTAGAACTTTTGTTTTTGTTATCTTAACAAATACTTTAGACTTTTCATTTTCACGAAAAGCTAAATCAGAACCATAGATTCCTCTATAGTTTCTATATGCTCTTAACCATCTTTTCTCGTCAAATAATCTAGCGTCTTCAGACTTCTTAAACTTCTCTTGGATTAATGCACCAAGACCATATATCTCTTGGTCTTCTTCTTTTAAAGAAGCAGCATTATCTGTGCCTGTATCTATATCGTTCGTTATTGCCATTAAATAGTATTAGAGTTCACCTTGAGAATATTTTTTCAGTAAAGATTTATCTAATGCGTATTTACCTGATTTAGGATAAGCAGTATTTACTCCGCCTTGCATAGCATCTGCAGGAAAAGAACCACCTTGTGTTAAAAGACTGTTCTTTACAGCACCGTCAGCAGAACCTGACATTTCGCCTTGCTTGTACATTTTGCCTAATTCAGATTTTACTTCCATCTGCATTTTGCTTCTTTTCATCATTTTTCTTTTACTCCTTTTAAGTTTTTTTGTATGTAAGGCAATAACCAAGGGTTATCCACCAATACAGTTGTTAGTCCATTCGCAATAGTATTGCAAATTCTTTCTTCTTCTCTATCTTCTAATCCTATTCCCCATTGATAAAATATTGCATGAAGTATTTCATGAATAAATGTATTTGCATGAGAAACAGAATCTTCGTCTAAAGATAAAGCTATTACTCCATCAGTTGTAAGAAATTGTCCGTTTATTTCATTACATTTAGATACAATAGAATCTAGACTCTTAATTTTGTAATCTCTATATCCTATTTTAATTCTTTTTTTAATATCCAAAGTTTTCATCTACTGGTCTATATTTACGTTCTCTTGATAAAGGTGAATGTGTTTGTAAACTGTGAGGATGTACGGGTCTACTCATACAACCATACCTTAAAGCATCGTATGCGTGGTCTTCTGCTCTAGTATCTACATCCTCACTGTTGTTCTTATCCAAAGGCAACATAGGTAAAGTTCTTAATAAATTTCTACAGTTATTTAAAATGTATAATGTAGGTTCACCTGTATCTTCATTTAACTTTAGTCGTTTATGGATTTCTATTTTACCATTAATACGACTTCGGGGGCTGCGGTCAGAGGGTCTCCATCGGCAACCTTCTTTAATCATTGTTTCTGCAATGCTAGGACCAATGTCCCCTCTGTTCGCCCAAGTAGAAGAGTCAAGTACACCGTATCGAATATATTCACCATATTCTAATTCTAAAACTTTTCTTGCAAACTCATCTGCAGTTATTCTTTGTGTATAGAGTTCTCGATAAACATACATGACATTATCGTGGTCTACTGCAAACCATAAACAACAAGCGGGTGAACTATAACCCCAGTCTGCTGCTCTAAACTTCATCCAGTTATTAGGTATTTCAAAATTTTCTAATACGTGGATATCTCGATTAAATTCAGGAAAACTAGAATCTTCATAAGCATCCCAATCACCTTCTAGAAACTGTTTACGTTGTACCTCAGGTAAAGATGAAAGCATAATAAGATAATCATCTGTTTGCATAAGATAGGGATTATCTTGTAACTTAGCGGGTATAAATCTTCTTGTAATAGATTTGTTTCCTGCCATTGTAGGAATCTCTACATTAAAAGCTTTATTAGGTTCACCGGGTTCTACAAACATTTTCTTTACCCAATGAGAACCTACGTTTCCGGGGTTGCCTGTTGCTCTAATATAAACTGGTATATCAGGGTCAACACTACGAAGAGATGACCGAAGAAAATTATAAATGTCTTCGGTCGGATATTGCGGTAGTTCATCTATCCCAATCCAAGTATATGATTGCCCTTGGTAGCGAAGTACGTCTGTCAAGTTTTCCGCATATCCAAACTCTATTCTAGCCCCTGAAGGAAATCTCCATTCTTTTTCTTGTTCCCTCCACTTAGCACCGGGATAAGCTTTAGGATAAAGATTAAGAGAATGATTTATAATATCTCTTAATTCAGGCATCGTACGTCTGATAAACAAACCTCGATGTGCTGGTTTGTGACAATATCTTAATGGGTCAATTAATAACGCATAAGATTTACCACCACCTCTTGCACCTCCATAAAATACTTCACGTTCAGGTGCAGCTAGAAATTCTGTTTGTGGTCCTTCATTAGGTTGAAAGATAATTTCTCTTTCACCAATAACTTTTTGAATACTAGGTGTTGCTTCATCAATTTGAGTAGTCTCTAAAACGGTAGAAACTTTTCCTTCTAAAGCATTATCTAAATCTCTTAACTTTTCTTTTTTAGTTTTATATTTTTCTTGTTCAGCTTTATATTTTTCTCTAGCTTTCTCTAATTGTTTATAAGAGTTAGTTAAAGATTCTGTAGCAGACTTTTTTGCTTTGGCTACTGAGTCAGAAATTTTTGGAACGGCAACTTTTCTTTTTCTACCTATTGATTTAGGTTTAGGTGGTTCTACCAACCTCTCATTAGAATCTTGCGTAACCCCATGCCCGTCACTTTCCTGTCTGTCTTTCTCATCAACCATTCTGCAACTTCCTTATACGAGCAATTTCTTAAATATTTTTCTGCTTCTTTTAATGCGTCTAATTCTGATTCAATAGGAACAATGTAGTCAGGATTAGTTTCATCGACTTTATATCCGAAAGGAATAACTCTTGCTCGTCTTTTACGTCTTTGATAATTATTCTGCTGTTCCTGTTGTTCCATGTTTAGGTGGTAAGATAAAAATTCCTGTCGCTTGTTTGACATTCATATCAATTCTTTCTTTTTTAGAGACACCTACTCTATCTAAAATTTGTTTGGCAGCTTCCATTCTGATGCTAACACCCGGAGTAGAGCCATCTTCATCTAAAGCATTAATCATTCCTAAGGCTGCTTTAGGTGAATGAGCAGCTAATATTTCTTCTGCTCTATTTATAATTTCTTCTTTTAAATTTTTAACTAAATCAGGGTAATATGATTCTGAATATCCTGCAATCTCTGCAGCTTTTTTAGCATTACCTTGTGCTTCACCAAATAATACTGTAAGAAAAGTTTTTTGTTGGTCTGAGAGTTCTGATTTTCTAGGTTTGTCAATATTAAACATTAGTTATTAACACCTATTTTCTATTATACATACGGATAAACTACTTGTCATTAAAATTATACGCCTTTTTTATGTTTTTGTGATTTAGGTGGTGACTTTTTACTGCCACTCGGTCCTGCCCAAAAAAATTTATCAGCCCAATAAGCTGCACTAGTCTTTCCTTTAGCTATATTTTTAGAATGTCTTGCTTTAAAAGACTTTCTAGCTTCAGCAGAATAGTTATGACCCATTTTTTGGTCACCAAATCTAATAATTTTTACATTGTCTCCTTCTTTAACTGCTACAATTCCTTTTTTAGTAGGATGATTAGGAGTTCTTTTAGGAGAATTAAGTTTACTTAGACCGTATTTCTTTAATTTATTTTTAACTGATTCTGCTGAAGGCATGATTTTTAAGATTTTTTTCTTAATTTACCTGCTTTGGATAAAGCAATTACTACTGCTAAAGTTTGTTTAGCCTGTTTAGAAGTTTTACCTGTACGTTTAGCATAGGTTTTTTCTGCTTTTAATCTTTTCTTACCTGATTTAGAACTCATTAATTCTTTGATATTACGCCCAACGGTTCTTTTAGATGTTCCTTTTTTAAGTGGCATAGTTATTATCCTTTTTTCTTAGCATTTAAATACTCACGAAGAGTATTAAATCCTGCTTTCTTAACTTCATCCATAGTTACAGTACTATAGGTGTTACCTTTCCAAGTAAAAGTAGAATCTGTTCCTTTTTCTTTTCTTGCTTTTTTAAATGCTTCACCAAAAGAAGATGCTTCAGTCGATTTTTCACCGGAACCTTTAAACATATTCTTCATCATATCTACACCTTTAGTAAGATAAGGGGCAACAGCAGCCGCACCCGCACCCGCTATAACAGCTTTTCCTGTTTTAGTGTCATAGATTTTTTGTGCCATATTTTTTGGTAGTGTACCGGGAGTACTAGATAACTTTGTATCATCATAAGTTGTTGATTTAGTAGTATTAGCAGTTGCATCTTTATTTGTTTTATTAAAAACTTTTG